ATTTTTCCCGGGGGCGGCTGGCGAAGCAGATTTCATTGTTTGTAGTGTGAAAGTTTTATTCATGATTATGATTGGCGTGTGATCAGAATTTATGTTCTGATATACGTTTATGACGTAGTATGAATGGCTTTGTTGTCACTAAGATGATTTCTATCTGTTATGTCAGTTAAAAGGCTTTTGAACACCTCCTACGGGTGTGTACGTAGGTTCTGTAAAATCCACCTCTTGATTTTGAAGAGTCACATATCCATATTATTTCTATATTGGGATCTTTAAGTAGACCGTGATGTTCAGACGATCTTGTCGAGTGGGTTAGGGCCCGTTGAGCCCTGCGAAAGTGAGTACAATTGATAGGTACCCCCAAGTGTCCATGGAACGTGAAGTGGAGTGCATGTAAGGATAACTGATTCAATCAAGGCTCACCTAGAGCGAATCTTCAGATTAATAGATTTAATCCTGGGATTGTGTCGAGAGAAGCCCATTTGGGTGATACAGTTCTTCTTTTAAATTTATTACGTGGCTATATTCTGAGAGCGCAGTATGCCGTGCTTGCCCTGCAACACGGGTTCGGTTAACCACACCCTTACGAATACTCAGAATGGCGGCGCTTTGTTCTCTGATGATTGGGATCCGGATTTCGCTAAGTTCACGTGTGTAGTTTGGTTGATGTTTTGTTTCACAGATTGAAAGATTCGTACATTCCAAGTGAGGGACGTTTTAGGATTGGAGTAAATGTCTGTCTTTTGAGACAGTATCCATTTCCTCAACTATCCCCATTCTGGTTGTTCAAGTCGGTTATAAGTCCATATTTTTGGCTGCCGACTTGAGCAATTTCAGGCTTGTTGGTTTGTATGATTTCGAATAGACTGTGAAACCCACCTCTACGATAGCGTAACGACAATTTTCCTATCCTTAATTACCGTTGTAAAACTTCAGAGACTAAAATTACGGGGTCAATGTGTAACTATGGAGTGCACAAAATCATTCTCTCTGCCCTTCCGCATGTTCTTTGATGCGATGACTACCTTTGAGGACTTTCCGCCTCTTGAGAAAGTTCCAGAGATGATTACATTCGATGCATCGTCGAGTGTTTATATTGACCAAGTCAATTTTGTTCCTCAACACATGAGATGTGTGAGGGATGATTCCAATTGGGTTGAAGATCGAGACGTGGTCGTCCAATCTTATTCCCAATTGTGTCCCGTTGGAAAATGCCCTGCTAAATTGAAGAGGGCAAAACACTTTGTTGAAAAGCGTGAGGCTAAAAACAAAGTGAAATTATATGATTCCAAAGGGCGAGAAGTGAGACGTTCTCCTTCTCTTCGTCCTCCTGCTCCATGGAGGGCTGTGGCTATTCCCAAGCCACAAAAACGAGTCTACGATTTAGGCCGTTTTCATGATATTTCCTTGAGTTCATCCGCTCTTATAAGCGCTCGTGATGTGTTCAATGGAAAAATCTTGAGATCAAAATCGGGACTTTCGCGGTCTCAATACCGCAAATCCGTTCAAGAGTTAATTCGTTTGGAATCTCTTGAACGAGATGGTACTACGCTTTCCGCTCCCTGTGGGGATTTCGCGACCTGCCAAGGGTTTGCACCTGATTTTAAGGTCACAGCGCGGATCGATCCGAACCAACTAGATGCAGTTAAACAAGTCGTGAGTGATGTTTCAACGAAGATTGAATCATCCACGCGAAAAGCCAGTGGTCGCTTAGATAGTATTCTCACTGAGGTTGAGAATCTTCTCAAGCAATTTAACATGGATTTCGACTCAATGACTGTTAAAGCTATTAAGGCTTTAGCCTTTTTGGCTTGTGCTGTCATCATCTTAGTTAAAGCACCAGATCTTTGGCCTGCCATTGTTGGCATGTGTGTGCTTTATTTTAACGTTGGAGAGATCGTTGTGAAGGCTGCAGCTCACCTGATAGCAAAACTAACCGCATCGGGGAAGGAAGAGATTCCTTCAAAGCCTGCACAACAAGAGGTACCATTGGTGAAGCGTCCGCGCACATCTTCGTTTGCTGCGGACTTCTTTGCTGCTGGAACAGGAGGACTAGAACTTTCTTCCGGGGAATCATTCGAGATGAGAAAAGCTCGAGACCCTGATCTTTTTACGGCTCAACCCAATAGGGATATGAGCAAAGATGAGGATGATGACTCGGTGGCAAGCACTGGTAGAATTCGAGATGCTATTGATCGTGCCTGTGAGGAGTCTGAAGGAATTGGTGTTACACCTATCCTAATGATGACCCCCAAGGAAGAAGAAGCTAGAAATCTCGAACGAGCTTATAGGGAGTTTTACCTTAAGTTCGGTAGGATGCCGAGACCTGACGAGGATGTTATTGAAGCCCTTAAACCACCTAAGGTTGTTGTTGAGGGTGAAGCCAAAACCCAAGCTGATGTTTTAGACGTTGCGACATCAGTGTCAGCTCTTGCCTCCATTTTCTGTTCCCTCACTGGGGCACATTATGCCACCGATTATATGCCCAGTAAAGAAACTGTCGGTGAGGTCACTCGTTTATTGAACGCCGGGAATTCACTCGAACGTGCTAGCTCTAATCTAAGCTCTTTGTTCAAGATTATCTTTAAAGCATGTTATTCCATGATTACTGGTAAGGAGTGGCTATCAACTCCAGCTCAGATCTTGCTGGAGAAAATTTCTGATTGGATGGACGAGACTCAGAAATTTATGGAGACTTCGGGAAAAAGTATCCAGAAAGAGATAAACCTTCTCTCTATTTTGACTTCAAAATTAAAGCAAGGCCAGGCTCTACATAAGGAGATGTTAGGGATGAAACTAGATGGTTATTCCTTTACACCTTTTATCACTTATTTAGGGACCCTGGAAAAACTCCAACTTGAGGCAGAGCGTACGCATAACGTCAAACAAAGAGAAGCTCGCCCGGTTTGGGTTTATCTTGTTGGTGGTAGCCGTGTAGGTAAGACTGTTTTTGCACAGTTGTTAACGAAACACATTGCTGCTCGTCGGGATATTCCTTATAATAAGGACACTATGTATTCTCGACAATTTACCAACAAGCAACATTTTTGGGATGGTTATGAAAATCAAGTGTGCACCACTATTGATGATCTCTTACAACAAACGAATCAAGATTTGATTGCAGATCAGATTATGGACGTACTATATATGTGTAATGAATATCAATATCAGGTGAACATGGCGAATCTTGAGGATAAAGGTAGAAAGTTCTTTTCCTCAAAGATGCTTGTTACCACCAGTAACAGAATGGCGATTAGTGATATCACTTCTGTGGTGAGTAAAGAAGCTTTTCAACTTCGCAGGGACTTTGTTGTTCGCATGCGATTAAAACCAGAATTCTGCCCTCCGGGGACTACTCCTAGTTGGCATGAAATAAAACGCAGAACTGGCGTTAAATGTCCCAAACATGTTTGGTTATTTGACCTCTTGCCTAAGCAGTTCGA